GGTTGCTTTACTCTGTAATAGCAGCCAAACGAGGACTAAGGGCACAGTGCGCCTTAGTATCCTCAACACCACCAAGGGGCCGAGACTCGAGTCCGACGAACTTCCCTTTCGGAAACCACTTCTCTATTGAAGTGTCTACCGACTTGGAAGCATGGTCGATCGTGTCCAATGGCGCCCCGTAACATAACCTATCGTAGGTTCTCTGGAGATTCCTGCCTTCGTATTCCTCTAGGATTACATGGCAAATTTCTAATTGAGATCTCCGTAAAGTGACATGCTTTACAGGTTTCTTAATTTTCTTAACTCCTTCCCATGGATGAGTGACGCTAACATCTGATAAATCAGTTAGCTGACGCTCATACAGGCGAAAATGTTTTGAAACTAGAAATTTTGGAACAGTCCAGAGCTTTCCATTAAATCGCTTGGGTCTATTTGACCTTAACATCTTAGTATAAACTTTGAAGTCAAGCGTTGTGGTGGGAAGCCCTGCACTCTCTCTTGGATTTAGTCCTCCGTATTCTGTTGAAACTTGAACAGACTTCGGGGTACAAGCCCAAGTGAGACCAGTACTTACTACGATTTCATCTATAGTTAGATCTGTGCGACGTTCAAGTAACGCTGTAACGCATGATTCATCTGCCTTAAATGCAGTGAATTTGCCTGTAGCGCCCTTGATCATCTCCGATTCATCTTGGAAGTAAACTTGAGAGTTAATACTAACCCAATCATCGTTAATGTAATTCTTTCCTAGGGAAAGACTCATTCCGATTTGAGGGGCTGTATTTCTCCATTTTTCAATGACGTGAAGGGGTAGCTTTGCAGCTACATCGTCCCCATTGAATAATGCAGGTACACTCTTGAGTTGATAACCTCCAGCATAACAAACAGTAAAGGCATTTGCCATACAAAGTATAGGAAAGCTTAAAAGCGATCCCATAAGTTGACCGTTGTTTGATGAATAGGTTTTAGACCAGACTCTCTTGGATATTCAATCATATGAGCACCGCCTTCGTAACGGATCCAGTCAGCCAAGACTGGGTCGTCCTCGAAGCAGTCAGCAAGCTTGCTGATAACTCTTTGTGAGAAATCCATGTGAAGTCCATCGGTAGCGGAACTGTAATCTCCCGATAACCAGATACCTGGTTTATCAGTGAGTTGTGAAAGAAAATCCCCAATTGATTCAGGGCTTTTCGTTCCACGAAAACATTTCCACTTCTGAAGTCCATCTAACATTGCCATTTGCAAAGGCTTAAGACAATGTGAGCTGGATGGTCCTGCTGTAATTAAACGAACCTTCAAAGGCTCAATAACAGCGGAAACTCTAACAGTAGATAATTCTGATCCTTCGTCAGGAGATTCATAAATGTAATATCCCATTTGACGGTCCTTAGTTACACCGATAGGTTGACTAAGTGTCGCAAACTTTGTATGATGGAGGTCTTGATATAAAGACTTTCTATCTAACTCAACGGATAATTGCTTCCATAAATCTTTGACGGAGGGGTTGACAAGAATACTTCTGTCGTCCAACACTTGATGAGTTGCCATCCTAGCATCCAGAAAATATCGCGACCCTAAAGGGGGCGCATCTGGGGCTGAGAACTCAACCCACCTAAAGACTCGACGCCATGCGGCTTCGATACTAAAGAGTTGGTTACTAAAGGCATGACTCATATGAGCAAAAGAACGGTTTGTCGAGTATAAAATTAAACTCGACGTAAATTCCATTCCTTTGTCTGTGAGATCAGCCATTGGTAAAATACGACGACATGAAGAATTAAGAGTAATGAATTCTTCGAGCGGTTCAATGAGTTCCTGCGGATCATCAATCTGCAGAAAGTCATCAACAACGACAATAGGTTGGCCATGATAGCCATCCCAATGTTTTGTTCCAACCGTCCGATGATAGACAATGTCTCTATTATTTTTGATCTTGAGGCGCTTTCCAACGAAGGAAGCCAAGGTCTCCATAAATAGAGATTTGCCAGTACCAGGTTTACCGGAAAGAATAACCGAGACGGGTTCACACCGAGGTGTGCGGTCGTCTGGCGGTCTTTGCCAGTATGGTACTACATTAGTCTTAAACTGACCTGATAATGCTGAACGTTTACCACCTTCAGAGCGTTTGCTCTCGTAGCACGCCTTAATAGGCGCTACAACAGTGGTATCGTTATATCTCGAAACAACTTCATCTAACCAAGGTTCGATAAATTTGTCTAGAGCATCTAGTATTACAGGATCTGTTCTTGTAACCATTGATAACGTTTCTTGATGTTTCTGATATGCCTCAATTATGAAGCTCTTAGGGACTTCGGCACATAGTGCCTTAGCCTCTTTGAGACTCCAGAAAATAGTAACACACTTCCGTCTCCTACGAGTGCGGCGATGTACCCTATTTTCTAAAAATCGAGGAAAATGTTTGAATAAAATTGGACCGGTGGGAATCTCTCCCTGGTCCGTGCGCTCTGCAAATAGAACCGCTAAAGTGTTCTTGATGAGTTTGGGGATTTTTAATAAATCCAACTCATGCTCTGCAAAACGATCAAACATCCATATAAGAAGCTTGGCTCTCTGACTGACAGTAAGTGTAAACTTTATGTCAATTTGAGACCAAATAGTGACTGCTTTCACAAATCCGATGACTTGTGCTGCGTATGCAACAGAAGTATCAGACGCGTGATGAACTCTTTTGGTAACTTTGGATAACACTTGAAAGTGCTTCCGAATCACCATGGTTGAGTCCTGTCCAGAATCAAGCTCCACGAGCAAACTTCGCAGCCCTCTTATAAGGGATTGTTTAGTAAGTTCATGATACTCTTAGTCTAGAAGCTGACTCAGACTTCTAGTAGAGAGACATTTTGAGATTTGATTACCGTGGCATTCTAGGCTCTCGCAATTGCTTGCGCCTAAGGTCCAGTCACAATTCCTACAACAAAGTGCAGGAGTAGTATGAAACCTACTTCTCATCGCGTTGTTCGAGAACGTTGAAATATCTAAAATTTCGTCCTTATCGTTACGATCGTGAAAAGATTTTACCGATAAAACAATCTTTAAACTTTAATAAAAGTTCTGAATTGCTTTGTGTGTTCCTTGGTAGGAACGCAACATCGAAAGATGGTGCAACTTAGG